CTCTGAATCTCCTATCTCCTGCAATAAAACGTCTCTGCCTCATCCATACAGCATCTGCAAGGAGTTTGAGTTCGTAGTCCGAAAAACCTTTAAACCTTTCCATATTGTTCTCCTAAGTCGGTAGAATAACTTGTTCTCTTGCTCCCCCAGATATGAGGGGAGACTTTAAGACTTCCCATTTGAGATACACAACGGTATCTACCATCCACCAGAACATAATGACACAAAGAAAAATTGAGAGGAAAAAAGATACCAAACCCAAAACAAAACTTGGACGTGGTTTGTGTCTATAAAAATTGACAACACCGAGTGACATGATTAATAATAACACCTCGTATGTAATGAAGTTATAGTAAGTCACTGCACAACTCCTTGACAATGCGGACAAACCCAACCATCATCATTAAAAAGTAAATTGGAGTGGAATGCTCCTACCTCACAAAATTGTTTCATTGGTTCGCTGATTTCAGACTCAACCAAACTCTTGCGACAATGTGGGCATTCTCTTAGGGTTAGTGGATATTTCATTGTGGGTATGCATTATTCAATCCCCAATAGATAAACAAACCTATTGAAGTAAACAAAAAAATACTAGTGAGAGCGAGGTGGTTCATCTTTCATTTCCTCATGAGCTAAACGTAAAATATAGTAGATGCAGTATGCAGTAAATAACAATCCACAAGACAGAATAATAAGAACTCCCCAAGGAAATTCACTCATCTTCGTCTTCGTATGTGGATGGTTCTTCAAAAAGTTCTTGCATTTTTTGTTCCAAAACTCTTTCCTGCAGTTCGTGTAAATCGTCTTCGGTTAAAGTTATCATTTGTCTTTTAGTAATTCTTCTATTCTTTTACGCATATTGACACTATCCTGATTTAGATAGTCTCGAAGAGAATAACCACGTTTTCCTCGGATAATACATGTTCCCTGATAGAACATTGTTGCAGCAAATACCAATAATAGGACGATGCCTATTATTTCAGGGTAATGTTGAGCCATGGCAGAATAGGAGGAATAACACCGATCAGTCTTAGCAATCCTTCAGCAAATAAAGCAAGGACAACCCAACCAACGCACATACTAATAATGGAAGCATTCCGATTGTGCCTTCGTATAGCAGCATCAATCATCTCCTGACACTCTTTCTGTGTCACTAGACGGTCTGGGTTTATTTGGTCCATTCGATGGGACATAAAACCAAGGTATACAATAATTAATTATAATAATTGATTCTTTTGCGTCAACCTAATGTCATTAAAACAAAACATTAAAGGGCTTGCCAAATAAAATTATAAATTTTATACTACATTCTATATAATTATTTCGTCATGACGCACTATAAACCATACTCAACAGAGTGGCATCGCAAACGTTTCTTAAAAGAAGCTCTGGACAAGTATCTGGATGAACAAATTGATAATCAAGTAATCCTTGATGATATTTCAGATATTTTATCTGAACGATCCGAAAGAGCATATGAAGAATTCAGTAGAATTAATGTTCTAGAATCAATGATCAACAATAAATAACCCTATATGGAGATTGCATATGCTCTCTACAAAATATCGTCTAAGACTAGAAGGAATCTGCGATAAGATTTCGAATCATGAGGAAGTGAGTTTAGAGGATATGATTTGGGCAGAGAAGTTAGCGAAAGCTAATCGCACTGCTGCTACAATACTTCGTCAGGCAAGAAGGAGAGCAGAGAATCCTGATATGGTTGAAGGAAGTATGGATGATTTTTTGAACCAACTCGACATCGGTGGTTTTGGTAATGAACGTTTTGGTAAACGTGGATTCGATAGTGTTGATGACATGATTGACTGGTGGACTGAAGACAAACCAGACGATTGGAGGCAAAGAGATTGACCTACGAAGAGTTTATCAAAAAAGGCACTGAGTTCTATATGGAAATGGTGCGTCTTGTTGATGCTAAACTCAAATATCGTATGGAGTTCACTGATGAGGAAAAAGAAATAAAAGATCATATCATGGAGTTTCAACATCAAACGAAACTAAATGAGTTAAGAGACAAGTTCGAAAAGTGTTGGGAGGTTGATGGATGAAACCCTTAATTCTAATTGCGTGTTTTTTACCTCTTGTTACGATATGGTTGGTGATGAAACTATCATTATGGATTGCTGCCGTCAACGAAGAACAGAATTATGTTAGAGCAGACTCCAAACGACCACACGGACCCTACGTGGCAGATGCATATGTTGACGTTGATGAAGAGGAAGAGGATGATTGAAATTTCAGAAACTATAGACCGAACAATCTGGGAATGGTACTCTGAACGTGGATTGGAAGTTCCCAGATGGAAAATACAAAAAGATCCCCAGTGGTGGATCGACTATATAAATGAACTGAATGGAGAAAAACATGAGTGAAGTTCACTTCAAAAAACATAGAGTATTCCGAGAGACAGAATCGGTTGTATTCTATGACATTTCAGTAGAAGGATCCAACGCACAAGATCTTGTCGTACACTCAGGTCCTGCTATTTCCCCACCAGATGATATAGTAGGAGCAAAACAATTCTACATTCACTATCATCAAGTCGATCACAATCGTGTTCTATCTGGACTGAGAACGTTTGAACTCGTCAATAAAGAATGGAGATATCCATATCATATCGTACATCTCAATCGTTCTTCTGGTGCTCTCTACATCCCTAAGATGACATACCATCGTTCCTATTCTGGTGTTGATGGTTCTATTGTTATCAATCAGGCAATTCGTGATGAAGAATTTGATCCAGAAACAGAATTCATTCCCGTTTCAGCAGCAAAGGATCCAGATCTTTATCACATTCTGGCCCACGAAAAACCAGTCATTCATACACTAGGAGAATAATATGGATAACGATAAATGGAATAGAGGAGTAGATCTTTTTATAGAAAGTGTCCATAGACCAGATCACGAACTGAGACAATGTGCTCATAATCAAAAATGTTTTAATGAATTAATGTCTGTTAGAGAACAAGTTCTAGAATTCTTAAAGACATTAAGAGCATAAAAAAAGGGGGTAGTCAACCCCCTAAAAGACTATTGCAGTAATCTCCTACAAATACGTTTACATGTTCCTTGATCTTCGTCACACTCAATCAAACAATTATAATAATCATTGATTAAATCTAATTCTTCATTATGTTTTTCTACAGTCTTTTCAAAATGTCTCCATTCTGCAAGCTGATTATACGGTACAAGGTTGTGCATAATTTCTCCATGCAATAGTAACTCAATAACAAAGAATGAATTTCTTACATCATCGTATCCCGAAGATGTTTATATTATATGTGATCCCAAAGAAATTGTAAATCCGTAAATATACTCATAAAAAAGGAGGGGTTTATCCCCTCCTGTTAAAAATTGGTTCGAAGGATAACATGTCCTCAAACCACTGGCGTAAGTGTATTCGGTAACAAGACCAATACTTACAACCCCTATATGTTAGTTGATAGCAGGCAGGTGGCCTGCTATCCTTATCCATATCATCGTAGTGATACGTATAGTCTTCCATCACCTATACACCCATTGGATGTATACAGACAGTAACATTGTAGCCAATGCAATCCCGGCAGTTATGGAAAGGATGACTTGTGTCATTACTTTGCTCCAACTAGTTGTGCTAGTGATGCTGCGTGACGACGATTTTCTTTTTGTTTTTGTTCTTTAATAAGCTGTAGGAAGTTGAGTTTCTGCATCACTTGTGCCCCTCTTTTACATAACGAACACCACGATAGGTTTCGTTGTATTGTTGGGGTTGTTGTTGCATTTGTTGTTGGTATGCGATACGCTTTTCGGTATCGTATTCAACACCACGGTAAACGACTTTCGACATTGGGTTTCTCCTTAGTTTTTGAGGTTAAAGAGCGTTCCTTCAGTCGGCTTTTGCGTCTACGAAACAACCTTTCTTTGTTACCTGCTTAATCTCCCACACAAGATCATTCTTGTCATGTGGCTCAATTATTTGACTGGCATTAATTCTACCAATCATCAGTTGTGCCTGTAAGCAAGTTAAAAAGAGTTGTTCCATAGATGAA